ACAAGGTGGCACACATTTAGGTGGTGGTACACCATTAAGAGGAAATTACGCAGGTATAGGTTATACTTGGGACGAAGATACTAATATCTTTTGGCCTAAAAAACCTCACGCATCTTGGGTAAAAGATACTACAACTGCATCTTGGAAATCACCAATAGGTGATGCTCCAGCATTAACTGCAGAACAAACTTCACAAAACGAAGCTAAAACTCACAAATGGGAATATGAGTGGAATGAATCAGGTCAGTCTTGGGACTTAAAAGGTTACATTTGGAATGAAACTGATCAAACTTGGGACTTGACAGAATAATAAACATAAATTAAAAATGGTGGTGGTATGCAAAAGAAAGTATTAACAGAGCAAGCTCTATACTATGGTGACGTGGCAATGCCTAAAGATTGGGACATTGACCGAGATAAGTTATCAGGTGATATTTTACAATCAGTAATTCAAAACAAAGATTTTCCATTCTCACGAACATTCGATATGTTAAACACATATATGCGAGATCACGTTAATCTTGAATATGGTTTTAATTTAATTAACAAAGAAACGTGGGGTAACATTTATAAACCCAGCGAGACTACAATTCCATTATTAAATATTGATCCTGTGGATTTACGTAACTCACCAGACTATACATTACTCTATGGTGTAAAAGTAAAAGACTGTATGGTCAGAATACATTTTGAAGATAATAGGCGTAAAGGTAGATCTTGGGATATACCACTTAAAAACAATATGTTTATTATGTTTCCATCTACTAATATGTATTACCTAACTAACAATCAAAAAGATTCATTAAACTTTGTTCAAACAATAAGTTATGAATATATCTAATTACTATTGGTATTTTAGTGGTGTGTTGACACCTAAATTTTGTGATGATGTTATAGAATATGCTAAATCACAGAAGGAAGTTATGGCTAGAACTGGTGGTTATGGAGATAGAAAATTAAAAAAAGAAGAAGTATTAGATTTAAAAAGAAAAAGAAACTCTGATTTAGTATGGCTTAATGATACTTGGATATATAAAGAATTACATCCCTATGTTCATAGAGCAAATAAAATGGCAGGTTGGAATTTTGAGTGGGACAGATCAGAATCTTGTCAGTTTACAAAATATAAACTAAACCAATATTATGATTGGCATTGTGATGGTTGGGATAAACCTTATGAAAAAGAAGGACCTGACAATGGTAAAATTAGAAAACTATCTATGACTTGTCAGTTAACAGATGGTTCAGAATACCAAGGTGGTGAATTAGAATTTGATTTTAGAAACTATGATCCACATATGAGAGACGA